GAATTGAAGCCACTCAGGATATAGTAGCATATTCATCTTCAGATATTCGTTTCAAAGAAAACATCGTTCCAATTGAAAACGCATTGGATAAGATTAGAAAAATTAGTGGCAATACATACGATTGGAAAGAAGAGAATAAACTTGAACACGGTTATGAAGGAAATGATGTAGGTGTAATTGCACAAGAAATTGAAGCAGTTCTTCCACAATTAGTTCAGACAAGAGAAAACGGATACAAGGCAGTTAAATACGAAAAATTAGTAGCATTATTAATCGAAGGTATTAAAGAGCAACAACTACAAATCGAAGACTTGAAACGGCGATGTATGTAACAACCCTTATTCAGTATACTATTGGCAACCAAATCGGAATAATGTTACGGTATTTTGCAAGATAATTGTGGTGGTTACACTACTTCTATCGCTACCTTTAATCTTTAATAATTGTTTTATATATGTTACTTTAAAAAATAATCATATATCGTATGTTTTGAATTTTTAATTTATATTTATGGTTGAATTTTTAAACTAATCAACCAAGTAACATGGCAGAAAAAATAGTATCACCCGGTGTATTTACGAAAGAAAACGATCTTTCATTTTTACAACAGGGAGTAGCCGAAATAGGAGCGGCATTTGTAGGTCCATTCAAAGAAGGACCGGTTGTACCAACAATCGTAAACTCACAGGCAGAATTTGAAACTCTTTTTGGAAATGTAGATGATACATACTATACCCCATTAGCAGTTCAATCTTATTTAAGAGAAGCAGGAACTGCTACAATCGCAAGAATCGCAGGCGTAGGTGGATACACAGAAACTGCTCCAATACTACTAACCGCAACTTCGGGATCGGTAACAGCATCGTTGGGTATACTGTTTAACGCAGTATCCGCATCCAATTCCGGCTTTGCAGGAACAACTGTAAGTATAGGAACAGGCGGAGAGTTCCTCCTATCAGGCTCAAATGCCGGTTTAATATCAGCATCATTGGATTCAACTGATATCAATGATATTGAAGCAGTATTTGGAACAACCCCATTCGGAACTAAAAAACCTTATGTATATGGATTCTTTAAGGATACCAATATAACATTTGATTCCAACGTATCAGCATCTATAACCGTATTAGGAAATCAGAACTTTGGATTTGATGCACAGGAAGCACAGACTCCAATGATTCAATCTCAATTGATTAGCGGAGAAAGATTTAATCTTTTCCGATTTGAAACATTGGGAGTTGGAAATGCGGCTAATAATAAAGTTAAAATTGGTATAACAAATATTAAGGCTGCAGGAACGGTAAATGGAACTGATTATGGTGTATTTACCGTTGTAGTAAGAGAATTTAGTGATACCAATAAGAAGAAGAATGTATTAGAAACATTTTCTAATGTAAATTTAGATCCTAATTCCCCTAACTACATTAGTAGAGTAATTGGTGATAGAAAATTATCTATAGATTCGACTGGTAAAATTTCCGAAGCAGGTGATTGGGTTAACAATTCAAAATATGTCAGAATACAGAATTTAAATGAAGGTGCACCCGTTCAAGCCGTTCCATTTGCACATTCGGCTTATATATTACCTATTTCAGCATCTTCAATTGTATCTGCAACTATACCGGCTGCAACATTTGTAACTTCATCAGCTACCGTATACGGTGGTATTGATTTAGATTTTAATACTGATAATTTATTTTATTCCAAACCATTGCCAATTAGCGCAGGAGTAGGAGCGAATACAGTATTTGGATTAGATGCGGCAAATGGTGGCTCATTATCAGTAGGTTCAACATCTGCACAGTTTGTGGTATCCTTTCAAGATGGATTCGATGGTATGAACCCAGCTACACCAATATATAAGGGTTCTGATATCGTAGCAGGTAATTCTCAGGGATTTAATTTAGCATCATCAACAACAAGTGGTTCGATTGCATATAGTAGAGCAATCGCTGCACTATCGAATTCAGATGAATTTGATATTAATATGATTGTAACTCCAGGTGTTATTAGAAGATTACACACATCTACCGCAACTGAAGTATTGGATATGGTTGAGCAAAGAAATGATTGCTTTTATATAATGGATACAACTGCATTCGGAGATTCAATCACACAGGCGGTTGGACAATCCAACTCAATTGATTCAAATATGGCAGCAACCTATTATCCTTGGGTTAAGACCGTTGATATTAATACAAACAAATTAATCGCAGTTCCACCATCGGTATTACTACCAGCGGTATTTGCGGCTAATGATAGGGTAGCAGCTGAATGGTTTGCACCTGCCGGATTAAATAGAGGTGGATTGGTAGGAGCAGTGAGTGTTCAAAACAGGCTTACCCATTCTGAAAGGGATACCCTATATGAAGGTAAAGTAAATCCAATCGCACAATTTCCTGGACAAGGTATTGTTGTATTTGGACAAAAAACACTACAAGATAAGCCATCGGCATTGGACAGAATTAATATAAGAAGATTATTATTAACTGTTAGAAAATATATTGCTTCCACATCCAGATTCTTAATATTTGAACAAAATACAGCAACCACTCGAAACAGATTCTTAAATATCGCTAATCCATATTTGGAATCGATTCAACAAAGACAGGGATTGTATGCATTTAGAGTGGTAATGGATGAATCCAACAATACACCTGATGTAATCGATAGAAACATTTTAAAAGGCTCTATATTTTTACAACCAACTAAAACCGCCGAATTTATTCAAATTGATTTTAATATATTACCAACAGGCGCCGCTTTTAGTGGATAATTTTGAAAAATAATATTTATATAAACAAACAACAAAAATTAGAATAAAATGGCAGAAGTATTAGAGTTTGATAAAATGTTTTATACCAACTTTGAACCAAAGTTAGCCAATAGGTTTATTATGGAAATCGATGGTATCGAATCATATATGATAAAAACAGCAAATAGGCCCACATTTACATCTGAAGTAGTAACATTAGATCATATAAACATACAAAGAAAGATAAAAGGAAAATCTACTTGGGATGATGTGAGTATTACATTATACGACCCAATTGTTCCATCTGGCGCACAGCAAGTAATGGAGTGGATTAGGCAATCACATGAATCCCTAACTGGTAGAGATGGATACGCTGCTTTCTATAAGAAAGATATTACATTCTATCTATTAGGACCTGTAGGTGATAAAATCGAACAATGGACACTTAAAGGAGCATTTATAAGTTCAGCTAACTTTGGATCATTGGATTGGGCTTCAAACGATACCGTATCAATTGAACTTACCCTTGCGTATGATTATGCTATTCTTGAGTATTAATCCAACAAATTAGAAATTTTAAATTTGAAATAAAAGGGATGACATTAGTTATCCCTTTTTTTATTAAAAATAAGTAAATAAAAAGTTGGAAATATCAAGTATTTTTTGTATATTTGATTTATTATTTATAACTAATTATACTAACAAGTATGTACATAACAAGATTAAGTATTCTAAGTGGTAACTTAAATACAATGGATATCGATATAACTCCTGAACAACTTAAATCCATCGAAGAATGGAATGAGTTAATTCAAAATACAGTTCCGCATCTTTCAGCAAGTGAACGTGAGTTCCTTATGAGTGGTATAACAGATGAGGAATGGGATGAGGAATTTAGCGATGAAGATGAAGCTGAATAGTTAATTATTTATATCGATAAAAAGGAGAGCATAATAGTTCTCCTTTTTTTTGTTTATATATACTTATATACAAACAACATAGTTATTATGGAACAGCAAAATGCAGAACAGCAAATCAAACGAGGACTAAGTAGTTCTACCGTACATTCAAATTACCCATTTCCAACAGAAATTATCAGTTTACCATCCAAAGGATTGGTATATCCGGAAACATCTCCGTTATCCAAAGGAGAATTGACAATTAAGTTAATGACTGCTAAGGAAGAAGATATCCTCACATCCGCTAACCTTATTAAAAAAGGAATTCAGTTGGATAAGGTGTTGGAATCAATTGTAGTTGAACCTGGTGTTAATGTAAACGATTTGGTAATTGGTGACAAAAATGCAATACTGATAACATCCAGAATATTAGCATTTGGTCCTGAATATATTACTAAAATCATTGACCCATCTAATTCAGAAGAAGTTGATGTTACAATTGATTTAACTACTATACAGATAAAGGAAATAGATGAAAGTATTTTAAATAGAAATAATGAGTATTCATTCATATTACCTATATCAAAGGCGCAAGTTAAATATAAATTATTAACTCACGGTGATGAGCAGGCTATTAATAAGGATATCGAAGCATCTCAAAAAACTTTGAAGACAGGTAACGAAATTACTGCTAGATACCGAAGAATAATTGTCGAAGTAGATGGCAACCGAGATTTAGGATATATCAGTAACTTTGTTACAAATAGATTATTAGCAGGCGATTCTAAAGCACTAAGGAAGGAAGTAAGTAAGATTAGTCCTGATTTAGACCTTAAATTCGATTATACATCCCCAAACACAGGTGAGACGGAGGCACTAAGAATCCCATTTGGGATAGGCTTTTTTTATCCTACCGAGTAACTATTCGGTTATATTACATCAAAAGATATTTCAAATGGTGTATTATGCCAATGGCGGATTTAATTGGCATGATGTGTATTATATGCCAATTAAACTTAGAGAATTTTATTATAGAGAACTACTTAAAGCTAAGGATAGTGAGCAGGAGCAGATTAATGCTGCAAATCGTAAATCAAATGCATCATCCACAGTAAGAAGAAGATAAATATTAAATTTGTTTATATTTATATCTAAACATAATAGTAGTGTATGTCAAAAAAAAGAATGTTGGTAGAACTTGGACTATTCGATAAATTAGCTAGTTCATTTTTTAAGGCTAAGGGTAATAATTCAGAGGCAGAATGGATTTCCAAAATCAGAAACACTAATCCGGAACTTGCTGATTTATGGGCAAAATGGGATACGGATATGAATAAGGCATTATCGATTGGCAGACAGGGAGTTGAAAAGTTTGCAAAAGATTTACCAAAGGAAACTGAATCAAACATAGATAGAATTATTAAGCAATATAAATAATTTACTAATTAAGTTTTAATGGCTAAACGAACAGTAAAACAGGACCAGGCTGATTTAGGCGAAGAAGCATTATTATTATCCGAAATTCAAAAGGAATGGTCTGACATACTGTCTAAACAACAACAAAGTCAAGTTTACGATAAAGAGCGATTAAAAAGCTTAAAAGCCCAATACGGCACATACGATAAGTTAGCGAATCGAATCAATGATATAACAGATATTTTCATTACTTTAAATGAAGAAGTAGATGAACATAATAAATCTATAAAAGATTCTATTGAAAGTTATGATGATATGGATGATGCTCTTACTAGCATCGGAAGTAGAATGGGAAAAAATAATGCAGTATACGAAGGTATTAATCAAAAAATACTCAAATCTAAAGTAGCATTAGGACAGATATCATCAATATTGCAGGGGCAAACACAATTAACAGCAAGGCAGGAAGAAAATGTAATGAGCGCTGCCGAAGCATATAAAGGCTTTGTAGTAGATATTTCCGACGCAAGTAAAAAAATAAATCAAGGAAATATTTCCCAAGAGGAGTATAATCAATTAGTAAAATCGAGTTATGAAAATCTAACCGGAATGGTTGATTTGATAGACGATTCTACTGAAGCCGGTCAACACCTTAAATCTCAATTTGAAGCTTTAACTAAGGAGAGTGAATCTTTTTACAATGCATCGATGAAATCGCTTGGGGCAACCCAATCATTAGATGAAGTAATGGGCTCATTTAGTGGAATACCAGCATTATCAGAATTAAATACCTTAATAAAAACAAATACGAAGGATACACTTGCATTTAAAGCAGCTGTATTCGCATTAGGCGCAGCATTAGGTAATGCCGCATTTGAGTATTTTGGTGCTCCGATTACGGCAGCAATGGAACAAGATAAACAACGTGCTCAAAACAGAATTGATACCGAATCCTCTATAGGAAAAATAGCTGTAGATAGCCAATCAATACCTGCTCAAATTGAGCAAGAACGATTGGAAGCCAGACTTGATTCGGAAGGTGAGATTGCACGAATGCAATATGAAACAGCATTTATAGCTCAAAGAGTTGCAAATGAATTCAATGCTGAAATGCAAAGTGGAGCGGCTGCATTTGAAAGGGCAGCAAAGACGGCATTATTTGGTAAAGGGATTGGCTCAGTTGGATATGGTGCAGCACAGCTTAACTTAATAGGAGTAGGAGCTGATACAATCGCATCAGCTATGGAAACCACATCAACTGCTATGGGAAGGATGCCATCTGCAAAGTTAGCAGCTGACATGGCAGTTATGGCTGAAAGAACTGGCGCATCGGTTGATGAAATTGTATCAATTAATGAGATGTTCCAACGAATCGATGGTTCATCCGAAGCCACCGCAATGAACTTATCAGAGGGATTGCGAAATATGGCAGACCAAGCGAATATTGGGTTGGGAGGATTAATGAGAGAAATCGCAGACGCATCAAAAGATGCATTATCATACCAAATAAAATCAGGACCAGCATTAGCAAAACAAGTTGCATACGCCCAATCATTGGGTGTTAATTTTGGAGATATTGCCAAAGCCGGCAAGAGTATGGTGATGAACTATAGTGATAGTATTAAAAAGGAAATGCAATTATCAGCAATGTTGGGTAAGAATGTAGACCTTTCTGAAGTAAGAGCTAAATTCGCAAGTGGAGATACGGCAGGTGCATTGAAATCACTACAAACCCAAGGATTGGATCCGGCACAAATGGATATGTTTGCACAGGAGGCACTATCTGAAGCATTGGGTGGGTTGGATTTGAATACGTTATCGAAACTATCACAGAATACGGGAAAAAATGTATCACTTACCGCTGCAGACGCTAAAGTGGGAAATCAAGAGTTTATATCAAGAACTCAAGCGGCAGAAGTAGCGTTAAACACCCAACAGGCAGTTATATCAGCTAATTCAGCAATGATAGACCAAGCGTTATCTCAAAAAATAGCCGATTCATATATGGCTTCGGGTGAATATCAAAAATTAAAGGAAAACCAAACTTTAGCAGCTACGGAAGCTGAGAAATTAGCAGGAGCTATGAATGATGCTTGGATTAACAGTAAAGCTTTTGCTAAGCAGATGGTTGAAAGTTCTAAATTGGATTTTGTAAGTGGATTAAAGCAGACTTTAGTACAAGGAACTGCTACGATACTGGGTGGTATCGCTGCTTCGCTTATCGGTAGTAAGTTAACCGGAGGTGGTGGTGGATTATTATCTATGTTCGGTAGAGGAGGAGCTACCGTAGGTGCATTACCAACGGGTGGAAGTTCCACATTAGGTACACCCGGAGGAGTGGGCACAGGTTCAACTGTACCATCTGGTTCACCCGGCGGAATGGGTGGAGCAACAGGTGGGATTGGAGGTGCATTACAGGGTATAGCACAAGGATTAAAAGCATTTGCTAGTCCGCAAGTATTAATTGGATTAGCCGCAATAACAATTGCTTTAAAAGTATTGGAGCCAGTTATTGCATCATTAGTTCCTATTATGGTAAAACTTTCGGAAGTTATAGGTAATGTAATGGTTAAGGCTCTTGAAGTTGCTGCTCCAATTATAACATCTATATTTAATGGCATTGGAACTGTATTAAGCTCAATTGGAACTGGCATTGCTACTATAATATCAAGCATTTCGGATAGTATTTCTAAATTC